ATCGCTCGCAGCGCCATGTGCCGTCTGGCTTTGCGGTTGAGTGAGCGCAGGTCCGGCAGTTAACCTCTTTGGTCGTCTTGCTGCCGTGGCAAAGATCATGCCCCGGGCAAAACTTGCACAGATACCAACTTGGATCAGCGCTAATCGGTTCGGGCATGCGGTCGGATGTTGTGATCCGCTTTCCTCTTTCTAATGCTTTATTCGCTGCCGCGCTGTCAAACTCGATGACTTCGGAGTGAATCCGGTCGTCGTTTTTACAGACCGCAACGTATAACGCCCGATCAATGCCAGACCCGAGCATATAGAGCTGCATCTGCACCCAGTGCATGAACTTGGATTGCTTGACCCCGTTTTTTGCCAGGTCGTCGAACGATTTCAGGCTGTGCGTCTTGATTTCCAGAATGTGCTTTTGCTTTTTCTGTGCAGCGCCAGGCACTCCTGACTCGATTACGCCATCAACCGAACCCGACACATGGCAGCCGAAGCTGACCCGCGACTGATCGGCGCCTGTTGATTTAATGACCATCCCTACGGCGCCAAGGTCATCGACTACAGTCTTTTCCTCAAGTTGTCCGCGACGGAATAGCCGCTTAATCCGGCCCGGGAATTGTTCAATCACAGCCCATCGAAAATTAAGCCAGAGCCAGCGGTCGCACGGATGGCCCAACAAACTGCAACCCATATGCGGCCTGGGTGAATCCTGGGACAGCTCGTGAGATTCGTCGATTAGTTGCTGCAATGAATCCATGTCCGCCCCTGCACGATCTTTTCGATTGTCCGAATATGCACCCCGAACTTACGCGCCAGAGCCTCATTTGACAGATTTTTGGATATGTATTTGCGCAATTGATCGCGCTGCACGATCGCGCTTCTTATTTCCTCGACGTCTGCCATCTTTATTTTTGAGTGCGGCAGATCCTCTCCACGCAGGGCCAACTCCCGCGCCCTGACTAAGTATTCGGAACGCTCAAGCCTATTCTCAGGCCGGTGCATTTTGATGGCTTCGGCTTTCATAGTTAGAATATCCTCTCCGTCTGGGTTCCACCGATTGGTGGCTGGGGGAGCGTCGAGCCATTGCTCCGCTCCCCATTTTTTTACTTAGCCCAAGGCGCAGCAGCGCGCGCCGGTGCAGCTTGTGTGGGCTGCGACTGGCTAGGGAATGAAGCGGCACCACCCTCGACAGCTTTGAAGCCTTTTACCTCGTTTTTGGCTTCGTACTGCCCGTCGGCAGGCTTCACGGCCACTTTGATCTGACACTGCCGCCCGATCAGATCGTCTGTTTTGCGAAGCTCAGACAGACCAGAAGCGCGCATCAGTTCGCCCAATTGCTGGCGGCCAATGCTTTCGGCTTGTGCAGATTGGTTGCGCACGTTGATATTGCCGAACACTTTACGGCCCTGATGCGCCGGGCCGGTGATGTCATAGCTCATCGCCAGATATTGACCGGAGCCCGATTTTGTTTCCTTCAATTGAACATCAGCGATTCGTGCCGAATACCAGCCAGCCGGCAGGATGTCATAGTTGCTTTCTGATTCTGGCAGGTCAGCTAAGCGGATTGGTTGGTCAAAAAAGCTCATTTTTATACCTCGTCTTGAATGATTTTGAATGATGCCCTGGCAGCTTTGGTCGTGATTGCGTCGGCCAGCGGGCGGGTGATTGATTCATCAGCAGACCGCCATGCGGTCATGTTTACCTCAGGTTTCCACCGAAATAACTGGCCAAGATGCTCGGTTAGCCCGAACTCTGCGGCCAATTCCTGAACCTTGTCGGCATCGACTTTGCGGTCAAGTCGGCCGGTGATTCTGACTGTGAAACCGTCCGGTTTTGCTGTAGTAGTGCCCTCCTGATCGTCGGCAACACCGACTAAAGACTTGATTCGATCCTCAATCCGGCGTCGATCCTCGACCGCGAGTTCCTCTATTCGCTTATATTCCAACCAATCGCGCGCCAGCTTTTGCAGGTCGTCGGTCATGATTGGACCCCCATGATTTTGTTAATGATTGCGCCAAGGTCTGGCGCTTCCCACTGATCAAGCTTGCCGCTGCGATCCTTTGCTGCCCATTGGCCATCTGAGTCGCACATCAGCGCCCGGTGCGTGTTTCCTTCGGCGTCTTTTTCGACACGCAAAGCTAGAACCTCGTCGAAGAAGTAAGGCAACGATTGCCCGCTCTTATTGCCTGGCATCGATGGCGAGTACAGAATCCGCCCCATTTCATCCTGGATCTTTTCGAGTTTGGCTGACATGTAGACGTTCTTGCCAGGCAGATCGCGGAAAGCCCGGATGATCTCTGTCATCTGATCCTGCATCGCCCCGTATGCTTGGCGTGGGTCTTTGCTGGCTTTCTTTTCAGCAGTCAGCACGACTTCCGCGATCTCGCTGATTGAATCCAGTGCAATAGACTGGAATTGCTTGGAGTCGGCAGAATCTTTAATCCACGAGTACGCCTCGCGCAACGTCTGTAGGTTCGTGATCTCAATAAACGGCAACCCTGAGTCTTTAATCGACAGCAGACCGCCTTCTGCGCTCAAGATCAACGGCGAAGGCAATGTAGGGATCAGCGAGGTTTTGCCCGCCCCGGCCTGGCCATAAACCAAAAGCTTCACGCCAGATTGGCTTAGGTCTGAAGTGCTTTGAATGTTGACTGCCATATCAATAGCTCATTGCAAAAACTGTTAGAAGATAAAAGCAAGTCGCCGCGATGATCATCATCAAAACAGTGAGGATCATTTGCCGACGCTGGCGCGCTTGTCTGCGCTTAGCGATCGCAATCGCAGCCTTTGATTGCCGAGCATGCTTCGGAATATAAAAAACACTCTCGCACAGCTTTTCGTGCGCTTGGTATTCACTCAACCGACGCATGTTTCACCTCGAAATCAAATAGTTCGCGATAGATAGTGATGGACTCTTTCTTGCCGCTGGCTGTCAGCTTCTCCGACATTTCCAGCACGATCGGCTCCCACGGCAGCGCATCGTTAGCCGTGTTTTCTGCCTTAAAGAACCAATAGGTCATTTTGTGCAGCTCTGGCATGGCGGCCACGTGATTAACGAACGACTTCACCAGCGCTTTACCGCAGTCTGAAAGTTTGTAGGTATTCATGATCTTTACTCGTCTGTTGTGTTGGTGTTAGTAGTGTGACAAGGCGGCGCGAACCTCATCGAACGAATAGCGGCACCCGTCCGGCGTTCTTGTGATTCCCGCGCCAATCAAGGTCGAGATGAACTCAACGGCCGCCGCGTCGCGATTGCGGGCGGTCTCAACACACGCACAAGCCAACTTAAACAGATCCGGGTCGGTGCCAATCGCACGAGCTACAGCGGTCGTCATGGCGTGTTTTTTTGGTGTGTACATTTAGTCACTCCTTGCTTAGTCTCGGTCGGACAATCCGTTTGAGACAGTGCACACAGAATACCTAAATTCGTTTACAGTGTCAACACCTGAGTGTTGAACATGAGTGTATGAAATGACAACAGACGAAGCAATCAAGCATTTTGGCGGGATCAAGGAATTGGCCAGGCTGGTAGATATATGGCCCCATGCAATCAGTAGATGGGGCGAATACCCGCCAATCTTGCGGCAGTATCAGATTGCCCACTTGTCCGGGCACATGTTGAAAGTGACGCATTGCCCAGTCGAGGAGTTAGGCGGCGATGGATCTAACTAACGTATTTGGCGGCGCATTTCGACCGCCTGTCGAGCAGCCGCCACCGCCGCCCGATGTGCAGCTCATCGACGCGATTCGCTCGGCAGGGTTAGAACCGCCGACTGATATCCAATTCGATGGCCGAATCCACCGCTTCAAAAGCGGCACAAAGGGCTCTCCTGGCCACGGCGATAAACCAGGCTGGTACATAGTGTTCGGCGATGGCGTGCCGGCCGGTAGGTTTGGCTGCTGGCGCTCCGGTGTCGAGATCACATGGCGCGCTGATATCGGCCGAAAGCTAAGCCAGACAGAAGAGATGGCGCATGCCAGGCGATTGTCCGAAGCCAAGCTATTAAGAGACGCTGAACTCAAACGCCAGCGCGAAGCCGCCGCCGAAACGGTCGAGGCGATCTGGTCAGGCTGCATGGCAGCATCGCAAGACCATCCATACTTGACCCGTAAAGGCATCGGGCTGCACGGGGCTAGAGTGACCGGCGATGGCCGCCTGGTCGTTCCTCTTTACAGCCAGGACGGCGAGCTATCTAGCTTGCAATATATAGGGGCTGATGGCGAAAAGCGTTATCACGCCGGCGCCCAGACCGGCGGGTGCTACTGGATGCTAGGCACGATGGACGAACCCGGCGCACTCTTTATAGCCGAAGGCTTCGCCACCGCGGCAACAATCAACGAAGTAACCCGCCGACCTTGCGTCGTGGCCTATAGCGCAAGCAACTTAGTGCCTGTCGTAGGCTCGCTCCGTGATCAGTACGGCTCAACTCAAGAGATCGTGATCGTGGCTGACAATGACTTGAGCGGGGTCGGCGAACGATACGCAGAGCAAGCCTCCGCAAAGTACGGCGCACGGATGGTCATGCCGCCCGAGAAGGGTCAGGACGCCAACGACTACAAACTGTCTGGTGGAGACCTTAGCGCCCTCCTGATGCCGCCTAAAAACACCTGGCTCGTGCCGGCTGATGACTTTTGCAAGCAGCCCGCCCCGATCTCATGGCTTGTCAAAGGCTGGCTGCAATCAAACGCCCTGGTCATGATCCACGGTCCAAGCGGCGGCGGCAAGACGTTCCTGGTGCTGGACTGGTGCCTAAGAGTCGCAGGGCAGATAGACCAGTGGGCAGGACACAAGGTCAAGCACGGGCCGGTCGTGTATCTGGCCGGTGAAGGTCACCATGGCCTGCGTGCACGGGTCGCCGCGTGGAAGCATTACCACCGTTCTGGCCCGCTAGATATGTGGCTCAGTAAAGACGGGTGCGACCTGAACACCCCCGAAGGCTACATAAAAGTAGTAGACAGCATCCGCCAGCTCAAC